GCCCGCATTGCATCCGTAGCTCAGCTGGATAGAGTACTGCCCTCCGAAGGCAGGGGTCGTGGGTTCGAATCCCGCCGGGTGCACCATATAGCTGTTTAGACCTGTCTCAGACAGTCTACGAATCACCTCAAGAAGCCCGCCTAGTGCGGGCTTTCTTGTTTCTGGCTATCTCTCTTTGGCTCTCCCTATATCTTCCCTTCGTGTACCCCTTCATGTACCTTTTAAAATAATTGAAACTGAGGGGTACAAGAAACATGAAGCGCAGCGAGATAAAACGCCGCCCTTTAGCCGACACCGTGCTAGCCACCCTGGAGCCTGAAGCCAAGGAATACCGGGAGCTGGACGGCAACGCTCTGTATCTGCGAGTGCGCCCAGACGGTAACAAGTCTTGGCAATTGCGCTACAAGAAGCCAGACGGCAAGTGGTCATGGCTTGGCTTGGGCGGCTATGGCACTGGCGCCCACCAGCTATCCGGCTCACAGGCCCGCCAGAAAGCGGCTGTGCTGAGAGAGGACGCCGCCAAGGGCGGAGACCCCCTTGCCACCAAGCGAGCCAGAAAGACCGCAGAGGCTGAAGCCTCTAGCCAGACCTTCGAAGCGCTAGCGCGGGAATGGTACGCGTCCAAGCGCTTGAGCTGGACAGCCGGTACCGCCGTGCGAATGATTGGCGCGCTCGAACTCCACGTCTTCCCGGTATTCGGTAAGCGTATCTATCGTGAGGTCCTGCCCATGGAGTGGATGGAGTTCCTGCGTTCCATGGAACAGAAGGGCATAATTGAACAGACCAGCCGAGTACGCGGCATGTGCCGGGAGATTTACGACCTGGCCCGAGTAACAGGCCGAGCTACGCACAACCCGCTGGAGGGGCTGCATAAATTCCTGCTGACCAAGCCTGCCGAGAACTATGCCCATGTATCCTCTGATGAGCTTCCCGCTCTCTTGCGCGCGATCAGGGCATACGGCACCGCTGACGTGAGGATAGGATTGCACCTGCTTTCCATGCTCGCCTGTCGACCGTCTGAACTGCGCGAAGCGCGATGGTCGGAATTCGATCTAAATAAAGCTCTGTGGTCGATCCCGGCCGAGCGCATGAAACGCCGACGCGAACACCTAGTGCCGCTGCCAATCCAGGCAGTCGAGCTACTGCGAAATCTGCAGGTGCTCACTGGTGCCTACCCGATGTTGTTCCCTGGTCGGAGCGACACCACCAAGCCCCGCAGCAACACGGTCTTTCTGATGGCTCTACGTCGTCTCGGCTATGAAGGCCGCCAGACCGGGCACGGTTTCCGTCATATCGCCTCGACGATTCTGAACGAGCACGGTTTTGACGAAAACCACATCGAGGCGCAGCTATCGCATATCAAGCAAGGCATAGCGGGTGTTTACAACAAAGCCCAGTATCTGGCCCAGCGTGCCACCATGATGCAATGGTACGCCGACCATCTAGACACCTTGGCCAAGGGTAATGTCGTGGCGATCAAGCGGGCCTGACGCTGACCTTCCATTGCGCACACAGACAGATATAGACTGAATGCCATTACTGTTTGTATAAACAGTTTCTTCTTTTCACGCGAAAACATACCTAAACCAGCAATCGAAGAGGCCCTCTGAGCACTTTTAAGCTGTGGTAGGAGTGTTAGGGGCCTGCAGATGCTCGACTTTGATGACCTTGAAGATTTCACGCCTTCGGAACGGCTCCCCAACCTAGACCACTGGAAGGCCGTTATGGAGTTCTCCGTAGAGCAAGCCGCTCTGCTGTCGGCGATGATTGATCCTTTTGACTGTGAAAATCTCATCCTGGCAAAGAAACAAAACCACGCTCGGTGGAAAAAAGCACACGGTCATGCGTTGGGAATTGTCTCAGCAATACGTCAAGGGTTGATCTCACCAGTCGTATGCATGGGCTATGTGGAAGAGGAAGTGAGCGATTGGAACGGCAATCCTTCGCTTGAACGCAATCTAAGAGTAGTCCGCCCTACCCAGCGCGAGGCTGAAATTAGCATGGCAGACACCATCATCACTCGAGCATCGCTACTCGCTTGGATTACCACCGCTAATGTCCAAGTTACTCGTCCTCCACGGCCTGTAGAAAAGCAGTTAGTCGAACGGATGCCAAAGGCTTCGGCGCCAATTGTGCAGCCACCTCCAACATTGGCCCTACCAAACTACAGTCACAAATCAGAAGGGCTGGAATTTGTGGAAGAGGCCATAAAACACTTTTGGTCGACATACGACGAAGAAGATCCCAGCACCGCACCCCGTCGTGACGAGATCATTGAGTATCTGAAAGGAAGAGGTGCATCAGGCCGTGAATCGGAAGCGGTCGACTTAATCCTGAGACCCAAAAACATGCGAACTGCTCACCTCAAAAACCGTAAGGTGCCCACCCGAGCGGACGAGTAAAACCAAGGCTTCCAGCCAAGGTGCCCACTCGGTATAACGCCCCAGTGGAGCCCTTACTCCCGCTCTCGTGTGCCCGGTACCGTACACCCTAGAGGCTTGATTAACACCCGTCGCGTACCGCCAACCTGTTTCCCGTATTCATCAACAACGGGAAACAAATATGACCAACATCACTTCGACCTCAGCCTCAGATACAAGCGCACGCCCATTCTGTGATCCGGCTACCACCCTCATCCGCATTCCGGAAATGGAAGCCATTACCGGCTATAAGCGACCGACGATTTATAAGCGCCTTAAGGATGACCCGACCTTTCCAAAACCGGTGCCGCTGAGCAACAGCAAAGCGCGCGGCGCGCCTGTGGCATGGGTGCTTGCTGAAGTTCAAACATGGGTGCGTCAGCGCATCGCATTGCGCGAGGTAGCCGCCTAATGAACAAAAAAAAGGCCGACCAACAGGCCAGCCACAAAAATACTCGCGTTGAGAATACCAGCGGAACCGCACAACGCGCTCGCCTTTTGGAGCGCCTACAAGCTGGTCCGATTGATACCTTCACCGCCATCCGCGAACTAAATATCGTCCGCCCTGGTGCGCGCATTAATGAACTGCGCGACCTGGGCCACAAGATCCTGACCCACCGCCTCACCCTGACCGACGATCAAGGACGTACTCACCAGGGCATGGCGCTCTACTACCTCAGCACTAACCCGCCGGAGCAGGTGACAGCATGAATGCAATCACGCTGACCCAAACCGGGAGCGAACCGCGCGTGGATAGCCGCCAGCTCGCGAAGCAACTGGGAACGAAGCACAAAAACCCAATGGCGCTGATTGATCGATACCTGGCGAAGTTTGAAGAGTTCGGGGTTGTTCCGTTTCAAACGGAGAAACCATTGGCCGGAACTGCTGGTGGTAGGCCTGAGCGCTTCGCCCTGCTGAACGAAGATCAAGCATTCTTCCTGCTGTCGTTGTCCCGCAATACCGGCCGCGTTGTGGAGCTGAAAGCGAGCCTGATCATGGCGTTCCGCGAAGCACGGTATGGGCGCGCCTGCCACACATTGGAGGCCCGCAAGATGGAAGCCAGCACCAGCGGTCGGCGCCTGGCCCACTGGCGCTATGACAAGCCGGGCGTGTACGCGCACGTCGCCCATCTGAGGGACCAACTGAGGCTGCCACTCGATTCGGAGGACTTCCGCTCATGACAGCTATGCTCATGATCAGCGATAAACGGTCGATAAGTTATGTTGCAAGCAATCGCGCTCGTCGGTATGGTTTGCCCGTCGCTGCAAATTCAGCGACCGGGCTTGGTAACCCGCTGAACGTTAGGCGCAACAGCGCCCCCATTACGATTGCAGGCGCTTTTTTTGTGCCCGCAGTTACGTTTTATGGCGGCTGTGCGTGGGAGGCATTCGTGCCTGCCGGGTTCCTAACGTCCCGGTTTACCAACCTGCGCACAGCTGCCACCCATTCGCTTGGTAACGAACGTGGCAGCTCCCTCTTTACGTTAGGAGCTCCACGTATGCCCGCCCTAAATCCGTCTGCGATTCGCGCATTTGCTCACCGCCGCATGGCCCTGAGCGCCCTCCGCGCAAACTCATCACTTTCTGTTCGCCTCGCCCGTTACAACTCCCATATGGCCATCGCTCGTACGCTGGAGTCTGCTGAGGGTGCGCAATGAATACTCCCGCCCGCACCATCCAAGAAATCGCTCACGACACGCTTGAGGATCTCGAAAGCGCCCAGATCGCCCTGCGCAAGGTTGAGGCCGTTCTCTATGCCGCATTGGCAGACAAGGGCACGAGTCAGCACGTCCGCAATCTGGTAGATGTCGCGTGGAACCTAGCCGCTGACGGCGCTAACACCGCCGACTGCAACCGCGAGGCAATTTCCGCCGCTCTGTCCGGGTGCGCTGGCCTGAACGCCGGGGGCGATCTATGAGCCGCTCCTACAAGGAAATAGCCGAGACCGGCGTACAGGATCTGTACGAAGTGACCAGTGCGCTCGAGAGCGTGCGCGCAATCTTCACGCTGATGCTTGAGACCTTCCCTGAAGACAGCACGCCTCACGCCTTCGCGCAGTTGGGCTCTATCGAGATAACCGACTGGAACACCAAGGTTTACCAGTGGTGTGAGTGCATGGAAAACGAGCTGGATGATGCGAACGTCGAGGCGCAGAACGCGGCGCCGTTGCCGCACTACCTGCTGGACGAGCGCAGTAGCGAGGTGGCCGAGGCGATTTCTGCCGAGCGCTCACACGCTACCCGGTGGTGGACGCACTTAAACGAGATGCGGCGCCGCAAGGAACTGCCTGACTGGGTGGCGGCGGGCGTCGGCACGCACGATGAACACGATCTGATGCTGGAAAGCCGGAAGGCCGTCAATCAAACCCTATTCGGATCGGACGACCTGGGCGGTGCTCAGCAATACCGCGAGGTCGCCCTATGAGCCAGCACACGCGTTCACATCCGATCCTTTTTATCAGCCCCACATTTTGTCCAAAGCCACCGCGTACTCACGTGAAGCGCCGACGCCCTGACCTAAGAGGTTAAGCATGAAAATTCAAAACGGCGCATCTGCGTCGACGGGATCGGCTTGCCTGAAAAAAGCCACCGAACTGTTTTACGTCACCCACCCGAAGGTGCCCAAGGCGTTGCTAGGGCCGTTCTTGAGCGAGGCCGACGCTGAGTGTGGGCGCGTTGTTATGCGTAGTGCTGACGCTCAGGTGACGGCCTGCCTGGTTGATTCAATCGACGACATTACCCGCTGGCACGGCGTGAACAACGGCCGCGTGTGCCGAGCCTTTGCTCGTGCGGATCACCGGGAGATCGGCCATGGGTAACGTGACCCCAATCAAGCGCAAGGGCAGCAGCGTGCCGCCCACAGCGGGCGCCCACATCGACAGCACCAGCTATGCCCTGCTGGTGGAAACCCTGGTCGGCTTCCTGGAGCTGCGCATCTCGGAAGGCGACCAAGGCCGCCACTGCGATGAGTTGGAACGCCTGACTCAGAAACTGGAGAACTTGGCCAGGCGGTTTACCCCGCCGAAGGGGGCCGCATGACTGAGGCAACGATCCTATTCCGTGATGCGCTCCAGGCCGTCTATGGCCCTCTCGACTGGCTACCAGAGCCCGACGGCGCAATCCACCGGTTCCGTGTGCCGGAGGATAAGCGTGGCTCGCTCAACGGCTGGTATGTGCTGTACCTGGACGGCATTGCATCCGGCGCGTTCGGCAGTTGGAAAGTCGGTGGCGCCAGCACCTGGTGTAGTCGCGAACCAGTGGACGCCCGCGAAGCGACCCAAATCCGCGATCGGGTCGACCAGGCCCGTCGTCAGCGCGAAGCCGAGCAACACCGGCGCCAGCAGCAGGCCGCGGAGAAGGCTAATCACTGGTGGCGCAATGCGCGCCGGGCCGCGCCCGACCATCCGTATTTGGTCGCCAAGGCGGTTCGCTCCTACAGCTTGCGCCAGCGTGGCGCTGACCTGCTGATCCCTCTGTACCTGGATGGGCGCTTGGTCAATCTGCAAAGGATCGGGCCGGACGGCGACAAGCGCTTCCTGTTCGGCGGCCGGATCAAGGGCACCTATTCCCCGCTGGGCATCATCGATCCAGGTTCTGTGCTTTGCATCTGCGAAGGGTGGGCGACGGCCGCCAGCCTCCACCAGCACGGCGGCTACGTCGTTGCCGCTGCCATGAACGCGGGCAACTTGATCCCGGCGGCGATGGCCCTTCGCGCTCGATACCCGGGCCAACCAATCGTCATCGCCGGCGACGACGACCGGCTCACCGATGGCAACCCGGGGCGCGCAGCGGCAAACGCAGCGGCGGCGGCCGTGGGTGGCCAAGTGGCTTTCCCCGAGTGGCCCGAAGGCGCCCCCGATGACCTCACCGACTTCAACGACCTCGCCAACTGGAAACTCGCCCATGTCCAAGCCTGACACCAACGTGATCAACCTTCGGCCGGACGCCGCGACCATTGCGCCAGATCGCCCCTGCTGGGCGGTGTATGAGCATTGGGTGATCAATGAGAAGGGCCGCAAGCTGCGCCCGGGCGTTTACTGGCACAGCTTCAAGCGCGCCGCCGCTGACCAGGACGACGCCGAGGGCGATACCGGCGACCGGCCTATCACCGATGAGTGGATCTCCAGCCCCGTCACGGTCGTGGCCCGCACCACCAACAGCGACGATGGCAGCGAGGGCCGGTTGCTGCGCCTGGTCACAGAGGGCGGCATCAAGGAGTGGATCATCGCCATGGAAGTGTTCGGCGGCAGCGGCGAGGACGCAAGGCGCGCATTGTTCGGGATGGGCGTCATCATTGCCCTCAAGAAGCGCGGCACATTTATGGAGTACCTGCTCGACCAGCATCCTGCAGAAGTGTTTGCCACCACCAGCCGGCCTGGCTGGCATGAGTCGGGCGCGTTCGTGCTGCCTGGGCGAACCATCGGCAGCGCCAATGTGCGGTACCAGGCCAGCAACAAGGCTCAGGTACTTTTCAGCCGGCGCGGCGAGCTGGCGCTGTGGCAATCGGAAGTGGCCGCCAAGTGCGCGGGCAACCCGGTGCTGACACTGGCGATCGGCTGCTCACTGGCTGGCCCATTGCTGAGCTTGGTGGGCGTGCTGGGCGGTGGCGTTCACCTGGTGGGCGATAGCTCGAGCGGTAAGTCGCTGGCGCAACTGATCGGATCGTCGGTATGGGGCGACCCGGGCGTGTTCGCCGCCAGTTGGGACATGACCAAGGGCGGCCTGGAGATCGAAGCGTCGAGCCGCAATGACACCATCCTTCCCTTGGATGAGATCAAGCGTGCCGACCCCAAGCGCGTACAGGAAATGGCCTACTCCCTCGCCAACGGCCAGGGCAAAGGCACCATGACCCGCGAGCGCGAAGGCCGCGCCAAATTGAGCTGGCGCCTGCTGACACTCTCCAGCGGCGAGCGCTCACTCTCTGAACACGCGGCCATATCCGGCAATGCCGCCCACGCTGGCGCCGAGTTGCGTATGGTCGACGTTAACGCCGGTACACGCACACACCGGGCCTTCGACGAATTGCACGGGCTTGAGGGAGCGGACTTTCACCGGCAGCTCACCGTGGCGGTCGGCGCCCACCACGGCCACCTCGGGCCGGCCTTTGTCGAGAAGCTGCTCGAGAGCGACGACCGGGCCGGCCTGTTGGAAGACTTCGCCGGGGTTCGCGCCAGCTTTGTGGAAGACAACGCCCAGGCAGGCCGGGTGGCTGATCGGTTCGCCGTGATCGCGCTTGCCGGCGAGATGGCCATCGCCTACGGCCTGCTGCCATGGGTGCCGGGTACCGCCCTAGCGGACTGCCGCTTGCTTTATGGCGAATGGCTCAGCAGGGTGGGCAGCGGCAACGCGGAAGACCGGCAGATCCTGGCCGGCATCTTGGACTTTATCGACCGCCACGGTAGCAGCCGCTTTTCAGATGTCGACGATCAGACGCCTGACACCAAGGTTTTCAACCGGGCCGGTTACTGGGAGCTGGTGGGCACCAACCGCCTGTACCTGTTTAACAAGCCGGCGCTCATCGAGGCGGCGCACGGCTATGGTCTGTCTCGCATCATCAAGGCTCTGGAGAGCGCGAACGTCCTCGCACGCCGTGACAACGAGCGTAAAACCAAAAACTACCGACTCCCTGGTGGTGGTCAGGCGCGTCTCTATGTGATCGATCCAGACATCATGGATCGTGAAGGCGGTGGCGTATGAACGTCACTCAAAGAACAGCAATCCAGGTTGCCCAAGTTCACAGGAACCTAGAATCACTGGCAACAGTGGCAACACCGGCAACGGCCTTGTGTGGCGTGGCTTACAGCCGTTGCCACCCTATAAAAAAAGTGGCAACAACTGGCAACGCACACCTCATTTTCAACATAAGAGCCCCGCACTTTCCCTTCATTTGGTTATCACTGTTGCCGGTAAAAAACCGGTGGCAACAGTTTGGCAGCATCGGCAACGTCTGGAGGCCACGGTTTACGCGGCTGTTGCCATTGTTGCCGCTGTTGCCGGTGTTTTTGAGATCACAGGAACATTGGATCAGCAGTGATCGGGTCGAGGTGACGGCATGAGCCTGCTTTCCGGTCTCCTCGATCACATGCCGCCAGCTATCGCCGGAGTCGACTCGCCAAAAGTGGATAGCCAGCCTCGCCCGCGCCTAGTGCTGGCCAGCTCTGTCGAGCGCACTCCCCGGGTCATCACAAACCCACACGCAAGCGCCGCCACCGCCACGCCCGAATGGCGGCACGCCCGTGACCAGTACCTCAACCACATCATGGTTTGTCGGAGCTGCTACGCGCCCAACGGCCGCCATTGCACGGCTGGCGCCCGCCTGCGTGCCAGCTACGACGCCACACCTATGGAGGCGCACCAATGACGCCCAGCCTTATCACCCGCTTGTGCAACATCGGTATGAAACCCGGCATCAGCGCCGCCACGCAGCTCATCACCACCCGGCGAATATGTCGCGCCATTGCTGACCAGCTCGACGTTATCCGCGGTGAACGGCGAGCCCTACGCCGGCAAGCGGGAAAGCTGAAAGCGTTTCTCCCTTTCACCCGGCAGGCCATTGCGGAATTGGAGGAGCAGGCCCGCGAACACCAGGAGGCAACCCGCAGCGGAGCGTGGAGCGCACTTGCGGGGTTTGGCCAATCACTGATGTTCGACCGTGAGGGGCTGGCGCAGGCGCTGGGATTCGACCAGGTGTGCGACCTGCTGGGCGTCAACCCAGTACATCGCCAACAGCCCGGCGCAGACGGTGACACCAGTCTTCGCGGAGTGGCCTACCTATCCCAGCTAGAGGACAGCGCCGACCGCAAGAGCAACGAATGGGGCGCCGGTGGCCCGCTGTATCGCGCCTGCCACGCCGCCATGATCCGGTTCATCAGGGAATGCCCAGAAGACCAACTACCCGACCCATTCGCCCCTGGCGCACCGTTCGGCCCAAAGCTGCCGCCCGTCCTGAGCATCGTCGGCAAATGAACCTTTTGCGCGCCACGTTTTGCGAGTCACGAAAACGTGGCGCGACACAGAGCAACAACAACGGGCGCCAGCCCATGACCAGCGCCAGCGGCGTACAGAGGAAACCATGACAGATCAAGACACCACCACGGCGGGCCATACGCCCACCTATCAGGAGCGATTCACCGACGCATGCAACACGCAGAAATTCAAACCCTACGAACTGATTCAGGGGCCAAACGCAGGCTACTTGGTGTGGGAGGTCCAGCACGTCCGCAATGGCCAGCAAGTGACCATCGATGGCCCCTACTTCACCGAGGAAGAGGCCCGGATTTCGGCGGACCTGATGCGGGGAACATTCCGCGGCGCCAGGGCAAGCGAAACGATCTACAACCGGGTGTGGAACTACGACTCGCGCCAGGAACAACTGACCATCGACCAGGCGCATATGTCGCGCGCAGTGCTAGCCATTCGCCTTGGGCTATCTGCCCCGTCGATCACCGTATAGGAGGCCCTATGGCCGCTACAGCATTCGATAACTCCCCTATGACCACCATCAAACTTTACGGGCAGCTCCGGCAGTTCGGCAGGTCCTACGACCTTGCTGTGCGGACGCCAGCGGAAGCCTTGAAAGCGCTGTGCGTGCAGATTCCCGGCCTTGAGCGATTCATCTCAAACGCCAGGTCGCGCGGACTTGTGTTCGCCGTTTTCCGAGGAAAGAAAAACATCGGAGAGAGTGAGCTTAACTATCAAGGCGATGGCGACATCATTATCGCACCCGTGATCATCGGCAGTAAGCGGGCCGGTATCTTGCAAACGATCATAGGGGCTGTACTGATCGTTATGAGCCCTTTCACAAATGGTGCAACTCTTGCGCCGGGTATCGCCTTGGCCGCCGGCGGCGTAATTCAGATGTTGAGCCCGCAAGCCCAGGGCTTGAAGTCTAGCGCCGCGCCCGAGAACACTCCTGGCTATGCTTTTGGTAGTGCGAAAAATACCGTGGCGTCGGGCTTGCCCGTGCCTCTTTGCATCGGCCGTCGCCGCTGGGGTGGCGCGATCATCAGCGCCGCCATCTATGCAGAGGACCAGGTATGACCGCCATCGAGTACACCCCAAAAACAACCATCCTACTCAGCGGCTCTTTGGCCAAAAAGTACGGAAGGAGACACACCTATGCGCTTTCCGCTCATGGCGATACGAGGGAGGCATTGAGAGCAATCGATGTAAATCACCCTGGGTTCTTGGGCGACATCGCCCGAGCGCGCTCTATCGGCCTGGAGTTCGCAATTTTCCGTAACAGGAAGAACGTAGGCGAATCCGACTTGACTCTCGGCGGAGCCAAGGAAATACGGGTGGTTCCAGTGATCACCGGGAGCAAGCGCGCCGGGATACTTCAGACCATCATCGGAATCGTGTTGATCGTGGCCAGTCCGTTCACCAACGGCGCTACACTTGCCCCAGGCATTGCTCTTGCTGCTGGTGGTGTTATCCAAATGCTCAGCCCCCAGGCCGGCGGCCTCAAGACCAGTGCCGCACCAGAGAACACCCCCGGGTACGCCTTCGGCAGCGCCAAGAACACCACGGCCAGTGGCAACCCGGTGCCGCTCTGTTACGGCAAACGGCGGGTAGGCGGAGCGATCATCAGCGCTGCCATTTACGCCGAAGACCAGATGTAGGGGTGCTGGTGTAAAGTGATCCATCAACCCCGGAGGAAGAAATATGCACAGGATTTTGCTCGCCACCGTCACCTTCGCACTACTGGCTGGATGTTCAAGCACACCAGTAGCGCCTGGATCTGCAAAGCGGGTGCCTTCCGACAGGGTCTACGCCTATCAGTCAGACATTCCTGGCGGGGCGACACTGGCAGTTAGTCGAGACAACGGCTTTTGGGCGTCTGGCGGCTGCATGGCCACCGTGCTCATCGACGGAAAAAAGGTCGCCCGCATCGACACCGGCGAAATTGTGAAATTCAAGGTCAAGCCAGGTCGGCATATCGTTGGCATTGCCGGCGATGACGAAGGCAACGGCCTCTG